CCGAATTCGTAAGCCTGTGCTTCGACAGTAGGTTCTTGAATGAACACAAGCGAAGACAAGGCCGGTGACCCCATGGTAGAAGTACCAGTTGAGGGTGTACGGAATGAAGAGTAACTCGCCTGATCTGTGGGCACGGCGTCCCACTGGTGAGTCTTCTGCAGTTCTTGGTTCGTATAAGTACGGGTTCGGTAATGACCTTGTACAAAGTTGTACAGGTCCGTCATATTACCGCTTGACACTCCAGGAATCGCTGTAGAAATACGCAAAACACGTATGATGCCCTCAATGTTGAGAGCCTTCGTGTAGACACGTAATTTTACCGATCCCCGAGTGACCATCACCTTGTTGGGTGAAGACGCCGAGGGCGTACCCGTAATTCCAGTTGATTCAATATTATGCCAACCTTCTAATTCTGTCCACCCTGATGCTCCCGTAGGATCATTGGTGTACATGGAGTAGACTTGGTTGTAGCCGCCCGTAAATTGAAATATATGGGCTCTCAACTGGTTCGAACCTGTAGTTCCTGAGAAACGTGATGCACCATTAATTGGCGTTGCCGGACCGACCGAGAAAGCTAACGCTTGCGGAGTCGCCGGATTGTACGCGTTAAAATGGTGCGTAGGAGCAAGGCCACGAGGGACCGGATTTCTGGCCCGCACAATCGTGTTCTGGTTCTGGTTCTGGGGACGGGGTCTGGGACCTGCCTTTGGCTTTGGTCTTCCCCCTCCTCCTTTTCCTCCTCCTTTTCCTTTCCCATTTGCCATCACAGTTAAAGCTAATACTTAAATTTTATATTTTCCTTATATAAAACTTCTTTCTTTTGATTTAAAACGAGACCACTCAATATCGCTAGTTTGTGTTATAACTAGCGCTTAACCACCGTCATAGAACAATTAGGATTTTACTTCTCTCGAAGGTCCGTAGTAGCGATTTCGTCCCTTATTTTTATAGAGGCGGGACTCGTCAGTTGGCTCCTCTTGTAAGGAAAGATTACTAGAACAACATATAACAAACAGAAGTTTTGCTTCTTGTTTGTGATATGGGTGTTTCATCGAAACGCTTTAAATAAGTTTCGAACCTCGTAATCTTCCGATTCCTTACATTCTTAAGATAAGTGGAGCTCCTTCTATAGGACTCCAAATTATCAGAAAGCCGACGCTGCTCATCTTTGAAGAATTTCTGGAAAGCGCGTTCCGCTTCGAGTTTCTCGGCGGCCTCCTTTTCATATTTTAATTGTTCTTCACCTATAACTGCACGGAACACATGGTTCCATACAGGTGGTTTTTTTGGAATTTTAGTCGGTCGTTCACCGTCCAAGGGTTTCCATTCCTTCCGGAATTCTCTTAAGATACGTGACTTCAGCCACTTAACATTCCAAACCGGCTCAGGTGTGCCGTCTGGCCTAATCTGAGAATTATGTAGAACTGGGGCAATCCCCTCCGGTAGTGATCTCTCGTTTTTCCTAAACGGTTCCAAAGGATCCCGTAAAACTACACAAGCCCACCTTTCAGTAGGTGGGGCGGCCTTCGCTAAGGCATCGCTGGTCGGCGCTACTCGTCCTTCAAAAGACAGTTTCGCGACCTTGTGGTATTCCTTTCCGTCATACTTGCATTTCAACCTTTTATAGAGGAAATGTGATAGACGTAATTGGAACCCCGTGTAGTAGGAATCCTTCAATTCGGTAATTGGTGTTAGGCCCAGTCCGCCCAGCGGGATAGGTAGGAACAGGGATTGATTTCCCCCTCCAGTCAAATCTATAACTTTTTGTTTGTTATAGTGACAATATCTCTTAAAGGTTCTTCCTTTATTTTGAGATTTCTGGATTACTTGTTCCATCTTATCGATCGCCGGGGCGAACCGGAGCCCATCACGCATTGGAATTTCTTCTGGGCCTTTCGCCCCTTCCAATAACAATCCCGTGTTGAGGTAACCGATCTCCTCGAATTTGTCCCCCCATTTATTTTTGTGATGGGACCAAGCTCGAGAATTAATTGTTAAAAAGTTTGCACTGATATAGTTCTTGCCCGGTGATAATGTAAATCCGACGCGTCCGATCCATATCTTCCAGACTTCATAAAACTCGTCATTGGCACGGAACATGATGTCATCTCCATTAATCAAGCAGGGTAGTTGTTCTACTGTGTATTTTTTACCAGTATACTCTTCAAGAGCACACCAGTAACCTACCAAATTGATTATACATAAAATTGGAAATGACAGAGGACATCCCATAAGTTGACCATTCTTTTGAATGAATGATGCGAGATCTAGTCCGAGTTCTTCAACTTTAATGTTGTCGATCTTCTCCGGATAAGATATCTTATGGGGTCCGAGGACCTTACGCCATATATGGGCTTCTGGCCCTGTAAGGTCGTCCTCCTTTCCGTGCACGGACTTTATGAACGTCTCGAGTGCGAGCATATTTACTTCCGTGCTCAAACCGTCTGTGGCGGCGGAGTAATCTCCACTTACCCATTTAGGAAAAGACAGGCCTATGGCAGTCTCCCTTCCTATAAGGCTATGTAAGTGATGTTCTTCCACCACCTCTCCCGTCAGTCTGAATTGAGGGAATGAGTAGAGCTTTGCCCACATGGCCTTTTGAGCCGGCATTGCTGCCCAATATGGGTATGACTCACCTTTAGTAATCAGACGACATTTAAGCGGTTCGAGTACCTGTGCTACGGTGGCACTGAGGTTGTTTTTCTTCTTCACGTCATTGTATGCACTCATAATTAGTTCTTTATATGTAGGCAACGGGGGGGCGTAGATGGTCTTAACTGTATTCGAGTTTACCTCATACATCTTAAGTAGAGGCTCCAGTCCTGGGGGTCGGAAAACAAAATTTGTTTTTCCTCCTTCTCCGACTGAAGCGTTCTTCCATTGAAATGGCTCATCATCTTGTCTAGCAAGATCCTCGTCCATCAACTTACGGAAGGCCCAACCGGCCCTTCCTCCCTCACTCCGTTTAGCTTCTTGTGAAGCTCTTAGACCTACATTTATTACTTTTCTTTTTAACATCGGCAACTTCGGTTTATCCGAACCATCCGGATCACGGGCCCACGTTCTCGAGAATTTCTCCTCGATAATTGTAAGGTACCTCTGGTCAATGGTAGGAAGATCCTGAGTCAGGCTGTCCCTATGTTTTTCCATTGTATTTCCTACGAAATCCGTGCCTACCCTGGCACAACCCCTCTTTACGCCCAACAAAATGTTCAGCATCAACCTTTTTGGTCTGACATGCTGAGAGTTGGAGATCACAAGATTCTTCATGTGTGATCGGGTCCTTCCCTTAAGTGGGAAGTGGAATTTCGTGGAACCGAAGACTTCTGCCATCCATTTAGGCAGGATAGGTAAATCGTTCCTTAAAAACTTGGCCATTGGCCATGAAACGATGTATTTGATACCTTGAACTATTTCGGTATCTCCTCTTGCGGTCAAAAGTAGACCGAAGAAATCATCTAAATCAGCCCATTTAATCTTTAAAAATATAGGTTCTGCATCAAGCATAGCTTCTATTAGGGCTCTAAGGAAGTACAAAATTGGAACTAATTTCTGGAGGCCAAAAAGCCATCCTATTTTATTCTTTTTACTATGTTCCAAAAGGTAATTCAATAGTTTATTACCAGCGATAGTTGTCTCATAGCACTTTTTTTCTGCTACAGAAAGATCATTGTAAAGCCTACCCTTGTGGTAGGAATCGTACAAACGATCTTGAACGAAGGAGACAACTACTTGCGTCGGGACATCCCGACCGAGTATATCGCACAACTCATCGATATATGACAAAACGGGTTT